AGGGTCTTCTTGAGGTGGTCTCTCGTGGTATCGTTCACTTGGTCGGCAAAGAGGATTGTCTTGTTCTTAATGAACTTCCTTACATCGGCAGTCATCTCAAAGGTACTCCCCACAAGTGCTGCAGCTCTCTTACCCCTGCTTTCGACTATGCTTGTAAAGAAAGGAGTTGATACTTTAGCAAAAAGAGTCTTCTCTTTATCCCAATCAATATCTCCCACTGCCTTCTTTGGCTTCACCAATGTGTCGATTATTCTCTTCTGCTGGCTCTTGAAAAGCTCCACCACTATCGTTTTGAAGGTCTTCTCATCCCCAGTAAGAAGTTTATCGTGCTCGTTCCAGAGCTCTTGCTTCTTCTCGTCGGTGAAGCTTAGCTTCTTTATTATCCCCAACCGATCGGCAAATATCTTAACCAGATCCTTTTTCAGCTTCAGGGTTGTCTTGAGCTTCTTCTTGCCAGTCATCACTCGCTCTCTAAGCTTCTCGTTCTCCTTTTCCTTTTTGTGTTTATAGTATGCCCGAGAGTTTATTCCCTTGATCTTGAACATCTTAGTTCTCTCGCTCTCAGGAACTCCACCAGTAGGTATCATCATAACTGGCAGATAGAAGTCCCAACCTCCCTCTAAGGGTGGCAATCCCTCTTTATCCCTGACCTCATTTATTACCATCCAATTATTCTTTAGGGACATCTCATATTCCTTCACGAGGGCTTCTCTATTCTCTGGTGTAGGGTCTACATAGTCCAGATATAAGTTGTCGCCAAACTCCGACACCAGAAACTCGTTCAGCTTCTCGTTAATCATTTTATATCTTGGCTCTATCGTTACACTCAGGAAAGTATAGATTTGTGCGTCTGCTTCTGCTCTGTTCATTCCAACCATTCCTATGATGTGCTTCGGGACTCCGAACGCTGCCAATATCTGGTTCGTTGCCACCTCTGTTAGCTTTCCGAATTCCATATCTCTCATGGTCTGGGTCAGCTTCTCTATCCTTACATCTTTCCCAGAAAGGATGCCGAACCTGTGTGACTTTTCTAATCCTCCGAACTCCGACCGCCATGCTTTCTTAAAATCCTCCTTATCCTGCGGCTGCATCTTGTTCTCGGTAAATATAACAAAGTCAGGTCTCGCTGAGTTGTAAAAGAAGTTCATATTCCACCTTATGGCATAGACCAAGCTCCTGATTATCTCTAAAGCGGGTTTGACCGTAGGAAGCCCGTAAAAAGAGCTTTTGGGGTTCATCTCCTTAATGTGGATAACCTCGTCAAACTCGTAGGTCTGTGCCTCTCCACCTGGAACTCTGTATTCATACCCGCCGATTATCTCCTCCTCGTCTGGAATTATCTTCACCCAGTCTGGTCTCAATGGCCACAGCTCCAAGGTCTTTCCTTCCAGTCTTCCATCTTTGCCCTCGGCCTTCGCTTTTAAGATGTAGGAGTTCCCCATCAGGTCCAGGTCTATCGAGATTCCCTTGAACAGCTCGAAGCCTGTCATGAACTTGTTTGGCTTAGCCAGAAGGTCAAGTATCTCGTGGTCTTTCCTCTCCTCGATGATCTCCTTCCCGTAGCTGCCCTTAACCTCGTAGAGCTTCTTTTCCACATTCGCCACCGCTTCTCCTATCTTCTTGGTGGCGGCGTAAACCAGATGACAGCTACTGTAGGAGTCCAGATAGTCCCTGTTCGTAGGCTGGTAGACGTTCTCGCTAAAGAAAAAAGACCTAAAACCAGTAGTCCAGAAGGCCTTTGTTTTAGATCCTAAGTAATCCTTTGCTCTTTTGAATATGTTTAGGTTCACTTCATACACTTAGTGTTAATACTTTTAATATCTCCCAGGCGATGTAACACAAAACTACTTGTGCCGTGAATACCAACCCGAGAGCCATTGCTTTTATTATTTGTATCGTAGTTTCGCCTTTAGTCATCTTTTCTATTTATGTCTCTAAACTCGTCTTCTATCCCCAACTTCTTACAAATCTTTCTGAGGGTCTTCATCATATCCACATTAAATGGTGCTACAACTTTGTTCTTGGCAAGCCATTCAGTTTCCAACTCCCATAACTTCCATTTCTTGTAATCCTGCCTGCCTACCAACCACTTTAATACTTCTAACAGTATCCCGCCCATTGTCAGTAATCCCAATAACAGCCAGAAGGGAAAGTGGTAGCCGACTTGGGTCAGCTTCAGGCTGACTAAAATCGTCATGCTAATAAGAAGCTGCGGATTAACTACACTTATAATCAGTTCAACCCAATGGCTTCCTCTTTGTCGCTGATTTCTTATCTCAGTGAATTTGAGGAATGCTTTCCTTCTTGGGATTTCTTTGCCAAAGATTTTCATATATTTAAAGCCACTCTAACCCCACACCTCCTGACTTACTCATTGAGTATTGAGCATATCGACCTGCATCAATTAAGTGGTCATTCTCCTTGACTGGCTGTTCTGGATCCACCGGCTTGCCGTCCTTCGTCTTCCACATATAATTTCTCAGCTCCTTGACAAGGTTAACTGACCTCTTTGTTATAAATAGCTTCTTGCTTTTGATAAACTTGAACCCTGACAATACGCTGTTGTCGCTGTCCTGCATGTTGAACCCTGCTGTCCTCAGCTCCTCTATGGTCTTGGGATCTTCGGGATCAGGGTATATCTCATCATACTCACTTATCCCTTTCTCCTTCATCTTTTTAATAAGCTCTGGGTCTGTCAGATGGCTTTGGTAAAGAATCTCATCCCAATAATAATCGTTATCCTTTTCAACTACCTTCGTTATGGCCGTCGGCTTATTAAAGGCGAAGTCAATCCCATAGGCCATCTTGTCAGCCTTCGGAAGCTCGTCGCAGTATTGCCAGTGGGTGAAGATTAACGACTCAGCAATTCCTCTCAATCCTAATCCATAAATCCTCCAATAGTTCTCATCTGCCTTTTTATACCCTTCAACCTCTTTAACTATTTCTGGCGACAAGAATGGATTGTCCTTGTAACTACTCCTTATAATTAAGCAATCCTTTCTTGGCTCGAGCTCATCGTAAATCCAATGGAACTGGTGGCTCGGATTGTAGTCCAAGAAGATTTGCCCGGAAGTTCGCATTGAAAGCTGTCGCCAATCCTCTAAGCTGAATTCGTTTGCCTCATTAAGCCACAAGTAATCTCTCCTTCTGCTTCTCACCTTGGTCGGCATGTCAACCGAGATGAAATCAATCTCAGTGTCGGTTCTCGGCCAGTGGTAGGTGTGGTCTGACTTGTTGTGGAACTCTTCTTTATACGCCCCCAGTCCCTTTAGAACTTGCAGAAAGTCCCTCATCGCTGTCGCCTTCAGGGCTGGCAGGAACTTTCTGGCTATCGTTATCTGCTTTCCCTTCTCCTTCAGCATTATCATCGCCATTAGCTGTGCAAGGGATACTGTCTTGCTTGATCCCGTTCCCCCTTCGTTTATCAGGATCCGGTGGATCTTCTTCTGCCACTCCTCCAGGTTCTTTTGGAATACTGTTGTCGCTTGTAGGTTTGCTATCCTCATTTTTCTTTATTGTTATGCTTACCTCACCTATTGATTCACCTACTCCCAACTCCAAACTTTGTTTCGGCTTCCCAACCACCATAGAAAATAAATACTCCAAGCTGTTGCTATCTGGCAGTTCCTGATAAATCTTTACTAACTTCTTTTCCTTTCCCTGAAGAACCACCTTCTCTGCCCAAATTCCTTTTGCTAATTCTATTTTGGTATCAATTAAATCTTCCCACTTTTCTCTTACTTTACTACGCAAAAATTCAAGAGCTAATTCCTGTTCTATTGTCTTTTTGTGCTTACTTCCCTTCTTCTTTCCACCAACCTTTTTATGTCCTTTTTTAAACTTGGCCATACCATTAAAATAGTGAGAATAGTGTAATAAAGTCTCTGTCAAATCGTCTTAATAGTAATAGACGAAAGTGGTCATTCCAGCCTCGAGTTAATCGGGGTTCTTTTTTTACCCTCAAGCAGAGACACAAATTGTCTGCCGATGATAGCAAGACCGTGCCGAGTTTCGGCGAACATAATATATTCTGGTTCTGTCTCTGCTTTGAGCTACAAGCATAATGCTTGTCAACCGAATAAATGAACCTACATCACATCATGTCCCTGCTTAAAGATAAAATCTCTTGGGGCAGAAATAAACTATGAATAACTTTATGGAACCCCAGCGGACTTATCCCAGATAAGTAATGCCTCTTATTGGCTAAAGGGATAAGCTGGCTGGGGCGATTCTACAAAATAAAAAGAACACTTAAAAATGTCCTTTGTTGACCGACTTGTTAATATAATAAAATTCCCCATAG